GGCGTTGCAAGGCGCATTCAGCACCCCTCCGGCAAGGCTGACATAATGCGCGCCATCCAGCGGCTCGAGCCGAAAATAATGGCTCATCCCGACATAATGGTTGATTGTTTCGCGGTATCCCAAAGCGTGGATCTGGCGCAGCAGACGTTCGGGGGTCTGGTTATACCCATCATCATAGCCGGTGGCCATTTTCAAACGGTGTTCGGGCAATAGGGCATCGCCGGTCGCCAGCATGACGCCCGCCCCTTCACAACTTATCCCGGTCAGCTCGACCCAGCCTTCCACCGCGCTTGGGAGCGTTCCGGCGATACCGTTGTAAACGGGCGGAACCAGCGAGATGAACATCTGGTCAATGTCACCGGCAAAGACGGGGTCCGCCTCCCCCGGGAGCGAAAACCCGCCGTCGAGTTCGCTGAATTTTAGGACAATTTCCGCATTCTCCGGTGTTCCGCTGGCATAGTTCCACAGCCGGACAAACCAGCTTTTCGGCTGCCCCATGGCATCGCGTCCCGACACTGTCAGCGTCGGTCCATTAATAGCATCCAGCGGCATTAATCCTTGCGACCGCCAATGGAAACGGAGCGTCAGCCGCCGGTAATCGCGGTTGGTTTCATAGGCGAGCAACGGGTGGTCCCAGCGATCTTCACTTTCCCAGATCAGGCCGGCCAGATCATCTTTTTTGTAGAAGACAGCATCGGCCCGCAACGAATCCGGGCCTGTGGTCACCACCGACGCCATCATCGGGCGCGGAAAATTTACTGTCCAGAACCGCGGATCGAAACGCATCATCGGGCTCGCCAGTTGACGGCGGCGTTTATTGCATAACCAAAAAGGCATGATTTAATCCCTCGCCAAAGCCTGGCGGACTGCACGGGCGACATGGCGGCTTGATCTTAGCAACGCATCTGGAGCACTGCCCCGTCCATTGTCTGAAATGTGGATTGAGAGGCGCACTTGCGTCGGAGCGGCAGTCATTCCACCAGTTTCGATCCGCCCGCTGCTTGTCGGAACGAATAATTCGGGGCCGCGTTCCCCTACGCGATAGGCCCGGCCTGGCGAAACTGGTCCACCTGTGGCACGTCCCGGCGCACCAAGAACACCGCCAAGTAATGAACCAAGCGACGTAAGCAAACCGCCCTGATCGCCGCCGCCGCCGAGACTATCGATGCCGGAACGAAGCGCAGCCGAAGCAATTTCGGAAAGCACGGACATCGCCACGCGGCGTAGATCTTCAAACCCGAATTTGCCGCGCTGGATAGCACCCACAAGCCCGCGTTCAAGCGCGGTTCCGGCGCGTTCCAAGCCGCTTGCAAAAGGGCCTTCAAGCTCTGCCCGCATATGCGTTACATCAGCAGCAAAGGCACGCGTATCGGCACGAACCGAAACGACCAGTCGTTCAATTTCCTCATCCATCGGGGAATAGCTCCAATAATTTGTGCATGGCCGCCGCATCGGGCGGGGTCTCGGATGGAGTTGCTCCAGCATTTAGGATGCTGACCAATTCATGGGGCGTGGCGTTCCAGAACTCGGGTGGTCGCCATCCCAGCACCCAAGCAATATGCCCGCCAAGACGGATGGCATTGTCCGCAAAAGTCATCGCGCGCCCAGAATCTGCGCCAATATGATTTTCAATGCCGGTGTTGCAGACGAAAGCCCTGCGGCAACCACCTCTTCGGCAAAGGCTTCGCGTGTCAGATCTTCGGGTGCATCGTAAAGACAATGCCAGAATAAGGCGATCATTTCGCTAAGCTTCAAACGACCTTCGGCGGCACGTTCGACCAATGCAAATAGCGAATCCAATTCTTCTTCTGCGGCAACCAATGCTGCAAAACTTGGCCGCAGCATAAACGCAGCATTTTCTGTTCGGAGTATCGCCTCGCCCCGTGCGCTATTCGCCGCGCTCGTCATAGCGATACCACAGGGCCAGAGCTTTCCAGCGCCAATGTGTAAGATCGCTCTCCATTGAAATCGCCCGCATAGTCTAGACGTGCCACAAGAAAGCGCCCCTGCAACCGTTCGCCGCTTTCAAAACTCAATAGATAATCGTCCAGGACTCCGGACAAGGCATTGTTTTTGATCCGATTTTCTGCAGATGAACCGGTAAAAACACCCGCCCCTGACACCGAAACAGACCGCACACCGGCGCCAGACAATAGCTCTCGCCATGCGCCTGACCCCTTGTTGGTGATAACGATGGCATCACCGTTGATGGACAATTGTGTGGTCCGCAAACCGGCAACTGTTGTGAAAACAGGCGTCGCTGCGCCATCCCCTATCTTGAGCAGGAAAGCGCTTCCTTTCTCGGCTGGCATGGTTATGTTCTCCTGAATTAGACGACTCGTTGGGAGAGGAGTTCGCCTTGTTGATGATGATTTTGGCCGCAACGACGGTCGCAACAATACCGCAGCAAAATATGGGCACCCCGTCGTGTCCTGCCGGCGTCATACTTGTTTCAAAAACGGTTAAACCTGATGTTGAACGTCAGGTCATTGTTACGATACCGCGCGCCGAGGCTGACCCTAAAGGTCCGGCCATTTTAATGCCTGCGTGCAAACCCGAGGGCGACAAGAAAAAAGATTATCCATTGGCGTAAAGGCTATTGCGCCAGCAAGCGGACGCGATATTCGACAAGGCCTGCCCACGGACCAACAGGGTCGCGCACGATAATGGAGCGCAGAAGTGCAAGGCTCGCAATATGCCAGCCCGGCAAATCGCGCGGCAGAGCGGTGATGGCATCTTCCATATGCCCGATTAAGTCGGAAATCCGGGATGGATCATCGCCACTTTCCCACAATGTCAGGGGAAGCCGTATTTCCCGGCCTATTTCTGTTTTGGTTCCCCAGTCGCTGACAAGCGCATCGCCCAACGACACATAAGGAAAAACTGCTCGCGCAGGTGGGCCATCAAAGATCCCCAATATCTCTTGCGACAGCTCGGGATGCCCTTCAAGCGCAGCAACGACCGCTGTTTGCAGAATTTGCAAGGCATTCGTCATCGTCCGAAATTCCTTAAATGCGTGTCAGTCAGCATGCGGCGCCTTAAATTTCGGCCCGAAAGCGTTATACCCTGATCGCTCGCCTTTGCGGCAATACCCGGCGGCACCGGCTGTTCGATCAACCGGTCAATCGTTCGTACCACGGCTTGATCGGCACGTCGGTCAACCGCTTTGGTAAGTTTTTCAAACATGCTGCACTCCTTACGTCGGGACTTTTTGCTACCGCCATTCTTCACAGGTCAGCAGCATCTGTTCGGGTTGGCGCGGGTCGCTCGTCACGGCGCGGATGGCCAGATACCTGCCACGCCAGGTTATCCGCGTGTTCATCCCCACATCTTCACGCTTTCTTATGGTCACCTGCCAGCGTGGAAGGGAAGATATCGCATCGGCGCGCGTCAGTTCGGCGGGGACGAGCGGCATCAAAGCCGCCCACGCAACGCCGTCATAGCTGTATCTTGCGTTGGAATTGCCCCTTGGATCACGTACATCCAGACGCGTTTCGAGAACCACCCGCTCGCGCAATGTGCCTGCAAATTCGGTCATTAAATAAACTCCGGACTAGCCCAAACGTATCCGCCGCCAAGGCAACATCAATGCGCGCGCCGCCGCTGGCGGGCCTTCTGCGTTTGGGTCATCGCGATGGGCATGAAAATGTGCGGTCAAACGCAACACGCCAAGCCTGAGAACTTCGGGTAGTGATGACCATTCCTCAGCGAGGCCAACAGTAAAGCTAATCTCCGCACGCCCGGCAATGCCCGGCCTGATTATCCTGACATAAGCCTCACCCCGGGAACTGACTTTTGCTTCCCACGCATCCGTGCCGAGCATAAATACAGGGCCTTCCGCCGGAATTCCGGTTGCGGACATCACAGACTGCACGGGTGCTGCCGCTAAGATTTGCCAGCCGGAACACGCGCTCATGACTTCGCGCGCCGTTCTGCGGATCAATACCGTCCGGGTGAATTGTTCGGCATGTCCGATGGCGGCCAACAACGCGGCAGACAGCGAAGGATCATCCTCCGCTGGTTCGACACGCAAATAGGCCCGCGCCTCGTCCAGCATCGCGCTGTCGAGGCCGAGCGGATCAAGGCTCAACATTATTAATTCCTTTGGGAGTGTCTAACTTTCCGTCACAATTTGGCGGACAGGTTCAGATTTTGCGTGTTCCCATGATGGTCAGTGCCGCTTTCATGGTAATGGCGGAACCGGCAATTTCGCTCCGGTACATGAGCTGCACCACCTGTTGAATTATCGGCAAGATTGGGTCCCGCCGCCAGTTCCGCCTAAGTCACCGCAGCACGATGGGGAGGATGGTCCTTTTAATTCGCGGCAAATTTCATCAGCTTGATCGCCTCTGAATTGGTCACCGCCCCGCCCAGTCTTTTGGTCGCGTAGAAATGGACATAAGGTTTGTTCGAATAGGGATCG